TCCGCGAACTGGTCGGCCGCAACGAGCCCGTAGACGGCGTGAAGTTCCACACCGCCATAGACGGCCTATGCGCCACCGTCGCCCATCTCGATGGCGGTGCGTCGTGACGCCACTCGACCACGATCGGCCGATCGTCCAGTGCGCCGCCATCGCCGATCACCCCGAACCCGACGTGGCCGGTTCCGACCGGCGTCAGTGCGCGGACTGCGGTCAGGCGATCTGGTTCTGCGCCGCTCCGTTCGAGGCAGGCGGGATCACTGACCCGCTCCTGCTCTGCAACGACTGCACCCCGGCGTTGCCGATCCGCTTCCACCCCAACCAGATCGCCGCGCTGCGAGCGCAAGGCATCCCCGAGCCCGACATCGTCGCAGTGCTCGCGATGGCGAACCTCACCCGCGGTGACGCTACGAAGAGCCGGGAGGTCCTGGCGGCGGTTTGGGCATATCCCGGTGGTCCACTCGCCGTGCAGTACGAAGCGGCGCTCACGGCCGCCCGGTCGGCCATCGCCGATCTCGATCGAGCCGCCGGCGGTCCGTCGTGACGGCGCCGGATCCGAGCGAGCTCGCCGACCTGGTCCAGCTCGGCTGCTTCGCCGCTGACGTCAAGGTGGTGCAGGCGCTCGACGCGACTGGAGCCGAACAGACCCGGATCGCCGTCGAGGCGGCGCTGTACGCGCTCATCGCCCAGGGCTACCTCGCCGTCACCGATCCCGAGATGTGGCCCGAGTACTTCTCGCCTAATGGTGACTCGGGACCGTTCCCGCCGACCAGCGTGGACGCGTCGTGAGCGATCTCAGCTGGACGCAACCGGCGTGCGATGAGTGCTGGTTCGCCCGGCACCCGAACCGGCAGCCGCATCGGGTCGTCGACCTGGATCCCGAGACGTGTTGCTTCTGCGGCAACCCGACGTCGGGCCTGTTCGTGCGGGTCAACCCGAACTCGATCCCGCACCCGACGTGGGTCCGGTCATGATCCGGCCCGGGGAACGGCTCGCCGTCGACCGAGGCACCTGGTTCTTCTACGCCGCCGCTGCCGTCATCGCAGCGAACGTCGTCATGTTCCTGATCCTCGGCGCCTGGTTCTACGCGATCTTCGCGGCACCGATCGCCGGATGGTTCGGCGCCTACCCGTGGCTGCGCCGCCAGTACTACCGGTTCGGCTACGACGCCGGCATCCTCGACACGGTCGACGAGGTGGCCGCGTCGTGGACCGCCCGGGAAGTCATCGTCGCCGCCCGTCAAGTGCACGACATCGTTCGGGGTGACGGACCGGTCAGCGACGACGACTGCTCGGCCGCCGTCGACGTGCTCGTCGCCGCCGTTGACCGTCTCGATGGCCAGCCGACCAGGGAGTCGCCGTGACCACGATCTCCGACGACCAGAGGCTGCCCGTGTCGTGCCCTTGGTGCGGGCGCACGAACGACCGGCATTGCAACGCGGCCGGGCCTGGCCCGGCACCGAAGCCCGGTGACGTCGGCATCTGCTGGGGATGCCACCGGGCGTTCGTGTTCGCCGACGAGCTGCAGGCGCGCCGGCCCACCGAGGACGAAGCGACCGAGATCGCCGCCAACGACCAGATCCGGATGGCCCGGGCCGCGATGCGCAGCGCCGCCAGGCCGGACGAGGCGATCTCGCTCACCCGGTCGATCCTGGGCGGCGACTCGTGACCGTCGACGACGTCGTGATCATCGTGTTGTTCGCCGCGATCCTCGTCGCGTGCCTCGTCAGCTTCCTGGCCCGGAAGCGGGACAGGCGGTGACGTTCGATCTCGGGACCGTCGTGATCGTCGGCGCGTGCCTCGCCGCGGCCGGCGTCGCGTTCTACGTCGCCGGAATGCGCCGGCCGTGACCACCGCGCCGCCACCATCGCCGGTCCACGCGTGCCCGCACTGCGGGCTGACCAGCGCCCACCCCGGCGACGTCACCTACAGCTACTGCCCGCGCTGTGATCACCGGTGCGTCGACGTGCCCGACCGGCCCGAGCTGCTGATCTTCGATGACCGATGGATCGTGCCCGACGTCCGCGTCGTGGTCGACAACGTGCGGACCCCGTTCCACGGCTACTGCGGTCGGGTGGTCCGACGGGGTTCGCACGGGGACGCGTGTACGCCGGCCGGGATGGTGCTCGTGCGCCTCGACGCTGCCGCGCCGGTGGGTGAGGTCGAGTTCGGGACCGGCGAGCTGCGACCCGAGGTGATCGAGTGACCGACCTCGACTGGATCGAGCGTGGCGCCCGGGTCGTCGTCCGCGACGCCCGCTGGTCCTATGACCGCGAGACCGGCGTCGTGCTGTCCCGGGCCGAGTTCACGGCGCTGGTGCGTCTCGACGCCGGCGAGCCGGTCGAATGCTCACTCACGACCCTGAAGCCGGAGGCGACCCATGCCGGACCCTGACCTGACCGATGCCATCGAGCAGCGATTCGTCGATCGCTCGACCTGGCCACCCGGCCCTTGGGACGACGAACCCGACCGGGTCGACTGGGTCGACGAGATCACCGGATACGCGTGCTTCGTGAAGCGCGGCCCGCTCGGCCAGTGGTGCGGGTACGTCGGGCTCCCGCCCGGTCACCGCTACCACAGCGCCGACTACGACGACGTCCCGGTCAGCGTCCACGGCGGCGAGCTCACGTTCGGAGCGCCGTGCGACGAGGCTGACGGCCCGGCCGCCGAACGGATCTGCCATGTCCCGCGGCCTGGCCAACCGGACGACGTGTGGTGGCTCGGGTTCGACTGTGGCCACAGCTGGGACATCATCCCGATGTTGCCGAGCACCGCCACGCTCCCTTCGTTCGGCCGGCCCACCGAGTACCGGACCCTCGCCTTCGTCCGCGCCCACACAACGTCGCTGGCCCGCCAGCTGGCCGTGACACGGCCGTGAACGACGTCGTGGCCATCGGCAATTGCTGGTGTTGCGGCGCGTCGTTCGCGTTCGATCCCGAGAATGTGCCGTCGGTGTGGATCGACTCGGCGACGAACGCACCGCCACCACCTGACCATGTCCCGGTGACCGCGACCCGCCGACCGGTCTGCTACCGCTGCGCTGAAGGCGTGGCCGGGATGCGGGCCGAGCGAGGCGAGGACGACCTGTGGAACGGCCAATGGGGGACGCCGACGCCATGAGCGACGACCGCGACCTGCACGGTGCGATCATCTCGGCGATCGCGGCACGCGAAGACGTACCCGGCGCTCTCGTCACGAGCTATGTCGTGCTGGCCGCGTTCGTCGACGGCGACGGGGTCGGCAAGCTCTACACCGAGACCGCCGACGGTCAGCGATGCCACGAGACGCTCGGGCTGCTCAGCTTCGCCATGGCGACGGAGGGGTACAGCGCTGCTACCTCGGAGAACGGCGAATGACGGCGCGACGGGCGGTCGGCGTTGGCTTGGGCGCACTCGCCGCGGTCCTGGTGTCCCGGGCACTCGTGACCCGGTGGATCGAGCGGTGGATCGAGCGAACCCTTCGCGAGATGCGCGATGGCACGGCGAAGTCGGTCATCCTGGCCGAGGCTGCCCAGGCGTTCGCGTCGCCGGGCGTGTTCGAGCCGTGCGGGCTGCTCCCCCGCTCGACCAGAGGCGTCGTGATCGACTCGGGCGGCGGGCAGGTCGGGATCATGGTCGACCGCGGCGTCGTCGACTACCCGACGCCGGGCACGCCGGTGGCGGTCGTCGAGACGGGGACGACGACACTGTGATCGCCGGCCCGGGCGAGTACATCTGGGAGCGATGACCAAGGGCGCAGCGTTCGCCGAGTGCTCGACGTCGAAGGCGCCGATCCGTGACGGGAACCGCAAGGCGTGCGACCGGTGCGACCGTCGCGGTCGCCACTACTGCGCGCCTCGGGCCGCGCACGTCGTCGGCTTCATCCAGGAATGTTGCGTCCACACGAAGTCGAGGTGGGCGCGCAAGCCGTTCCTGCTGACCGACTGGCAGCGGACCGAGATCGTCGAGCCGGTGTTCGGCTGGGTCGAGTGGTCGGCCGAGTTCGAGCAATGGGTGCGGGTCTACCGCGTCATCTGGCTTTCAGCGGGTCGTAAGAATGGCAAGAGCGAGTTGCTTGCTGCGCTGGCCCTGTACCTGCTGCTGGCCGACGGGGAGCAGGGCGCGGAGCTCATCGGGTGCGCCGGGACGCGCCGCCAGGCCGGGAAGGTGTTCGCGGTCGCGCAGCGGATGATCCAGCTGTCGCCGGTGCTGTCCGAGGCGTTGGCGTCCGGCGAGATCGTGATCACGAAGCACGACGGCGCCCGGATCGCTCACGTGCCGACCGGGTCCTGGTACGAGTGCATCAGCGCGGACGCCGACAACGCGCTGGGCGAGAACATTCACGCCTGCCTGTTCGACGAGGTGGCCACCCAGCCCGGCGACGGCCTGTGGCACGCGGTGCGGACGTCGATGGGTACCCGTCCGCAGGCGATCCTGATCGCGGCGACCACGGCCGGGGATCGGACGCACGGGTTCGCGGCCCGGGAGGCGGCGTACTGCAAGCGGGTGGCGGCCGATCCGGGTCTGGACCGGCGCCGGTTCGTGTGGATCCGCCAGGCGCTCGCGTCGGCCGAGCTGAACGACCCGGACGCGTGGGCGGCGGCGAACCCGGCGCTCGGCCACTTCCTGTCCCCGGCGGCGCTCGAGGACGAGGCGGCCGAAGCGATGATCGACCCGGCGAAGGCGAAGGCGTTCCGCCAGTACCGGCTCAACACGTGGCAGCGGCCCGAGTCCCGGTGGCTGCCCGCCGGGCGCTGGCGGACCGGGACGCCGGTCGAGCGGGCCAGCCTGGCGGGCCGGCGCTGTCACGGCGGCGTCGACCTGGCCGCCGTGTCCGACCTGACGTCGCTGTGCTGGTTCTTCCCGCCGGCCGACGACGAGTCGCCCGCCGCCGCGGTGTGGCGCCACTACGTGCCCGCCGCCGCGCTCGAACGGCTCGACGAGATCACGTCGGGTGCGTTCAGCCTGTGGGTCGCGGACGGGTGGGCGACGGTGACGCCGGGCGAGGTCGTCGACTACTCGCCGCTGCGCGTCGACATCGCCGCCGGGTACGCCGACTTCGCGCTGGTCGATCTCGGGATCGACCGGTGGAACAGCTCGGAGACGGTGACGTGGGCGCAGACCAACCTGCCGCGGCTCGACGTGTCCCTGGTCGCCCAGTCGTTCATCGGCCAGTCCGCGGCGTTGAAGGCGATCGACCGGCTGCTGCGCGAACGGCGCCTCGATGTCGGCGCCGACCCGGTGGCCGCGTGGTGCGCGTCGTGCGCCGAGGTCGTCCAGGACCGGGCCGAGAACCTCAAGCTCACGAAACCCGACCGGGCGCGGGCGTCGGCACGGATCGACGCGGTCGCTGCGCTGGCCAACGCGGTCGACGGGTGGCTGCGGGCGCCGGCACCGAAGAAGAAGGGCCGCGCCGTCGGGTTCTGAGGTCCCGGGAAAACAGGACCGGCGCCGGCTGGTCCTCCGGATGGATGAGGCGGAGGGCAACCGGCGCCGAGTCGACGGGATCAGCATCGCAGCACCCTCGATCGTATCCCGGGCCTGGGACATCGGGCCGGGTAGAACGGATGGCTATGCCGCCCGTCCCCGTCGACCCGACCTCACCGCCACCCCGCCGACCGGCTACAGATCCGGCGCAGGTTCTGTCGGGTCTGCTGGTGCTGGTCGCGCTGGTCGTGGTCGTCCTGGCCATCGCCACCGGCGTGATCTGGTGGTGGCGGACGGTCATCGGCTGAACGACCGGTCCCGGCGCCTACGCTCAGCGTTCGTGACCGACCGGACGCCCGAGCAGTGGCGCGACGTGCTGATGCGCGAGCTGGCCGCCCGCCAGCCCGTGCTGGTCACCCGGTTCGCCTACTACGACGGCGACCACCCGCTTCCCCGGGCGCCGGCCGCGGCCCGCGAGGCGTACTCGAGGTTCCTGCGCCAGTCCCGGTCGAACTGGGTGCAGCTCGTCGTCGACGCCGTCGCCGAACGGCTGCAGGTCGTCGGGTTCCGCTTCGGTGCCGACGAGACCGGCGACCGCGACGCCTGGGACATCTGGCAGGGCAACGGCCTCGACGCGGACGGCGAGCTGTCCCAGACCGACGCGCTCACCGGTGGCGTGTCGTACGTGTCGGTGTGGCCCGACGACGAGAGTCCGGTCGGGGTGACGATCGCACCCGAGCACCCGCTGCAGTCGATCGTCGCGTTCGACCCGCGCCGCCGGCGCGCCCGGGCCGCGTCGTTGAAGGTGTGGGCCGACCACGACGCCTGGATGTGCTGGGTCGCCACGCCTGACCAGTCAGTCACCTACACGGCACCGACGCACGGCGACGCCACCTCGGTGATGCCGACGTCGTGGGAGATCGCCGACGACGTCGAGAACCCGCTGGGCGAGGTCCCGCTGATCGAGCTGCGACCCTGGCCGCGCACCCGGCCGCTGCTGACCGGCGAGATCCCGGGCCGGTCCGAGATGGACGGCGTGCTCGACATCCAGAATCGTATAAATACGGTCACGTTCAACCGGATTATCGCGACCGAGTACGCCGCGTTCCGGCAAAAATGGGCGACAGGGCTCGAAGCGCAGAACAAGCGAGACCCGGCGACGGGCGACGAGATCGTCGACCCGGTCACCGGGCTACCGATCCCGGTCAGCCCGTACGACGTCGCCGTCGACCGGCTCTGGGTCGCGGAGGACCCGGGCGTACGGTTCGGCGAGTTCGGCGAATCCGAGCTCAAGGGGTACATCGCCGCCGCCCAGTCCGACATCGAGCAGCTCGCCGCCATCACGAAGACCCCGCCGCACTACCTGCTCGGCAGCATCGTCAACGCGTCGGGCGACGCGCTCAAGGCCGCCGAGACCGGGCTGGTCTCGAAGGTGCGCCGGCGGGCCGCGCACATCGGTGAGGGCTGGGAGGACGTGATGCGCCTGGCGTTCACCGCCATCGGCGACGCCCGGGCCGTCGACTTCGGTGCCGAGGTGATCTGGCGCGACTTCGAGACCCGGTCCGAGGGCGAGCGGGTCGACGCGCTGGTCAAGATGTCTTCGTTGCGGGTCCCCGACCAGGTGCTGTGGCAGCGCTGGGGTGCGTCGCCGCAGGAGATCGCCCGCTGGCAGGCGATGGCCGCCGACCAGGCGCTGATGCTGGCCATCGCCGCCGGCGGCGGGCCCGCGGTTGCGGGCGAGCCGGCGCCGGTGCCCGTGTGAGCACGACGCCCGTCGATGCGTTGATGGACGGCTACGCCCGGGCGCACTTCCGGTACGGGACCGCCCTCGAAGCGACCGTGACCCGCCAGTGGCTGACCCTG